CGGAGCTGCTATTGTAAAGGAAGCCTTAAAATCTGCTGGACTTAAAGGAGATTAGAATGAAATCATGTGTAACCTAATTAGATCCAGTATTAAAACTTTAAGGAAAAAGGAGGATAGTCTATGGCAGATTCATTCGGATCGCGTTTGAAAAGTGCATGGAGTGCATTTAGATCGCAGGATAAAGAAGCATATACATACCAAGATTATGGCTATGCCTCGAGTACAAGTCCTGTTCGCACTCGATTAACTAGTGGAAATGAACGATCAATTATTACTGCAATTTATAATCGAATTGCCCTTGACGTTTCTTCCTTTGATATAAATCATGTTCGAATGGATGGTAATAAACGATATTTAGATGCGATCGACAGTGGTTTACAAAATTGTTTAACAGTTGAAGCAAATAAAGATCAAACTGGACGTGCACTTATTCAGGATGCGGTATTAAGCATGTTTGATGAGGGCGTTGTTGCAATAGTCCCAGTAGAAACTACTAATTCCCCAATATTTTCTGGCTCTTATGATATATTATCTTTAAGAACTGGACGGATTATTGCCTGGTATCCAGATTATGTTAGAATTGATTTGTATAATGACCTAGTTGGTATCCGAGAAGAAGTTGTTCTTCCAAAGTCTCTTGTTGCAATTGTTGAAAATCCGCTGTATGCGATTATGAATGAACCTAATGGTACTTTGCGCCGATTGATTCGAAAATTAGTTTTATTAGATGCAATTGATGAGCAAAGTGGTAGTGGAAAGCTCGACCTAATTATACAGTTACCCTACATTATAAAAACCGAAGCTCGTCAAAAACAGGCCGAAGAACGACGTTTTGCTATTGAAAGGCAATTAAGTGGAAGTAAGTATGGTATTGCTTATACTGACGGAACTGAACATATCACCCAATTAAATAGGCCTTCGGAGAATAATTTACTTGGCCAAATTACGTATTTAACCGGAATGCTATATAACCAACTTGGAATTTCAGAAGATGTGTTTTCGGGTAAAGCAAATGAAAAGACAATGCTAAACTATTTTAATAGAACCGTTGAACCCATTGTAACTTCTATTACAGAAGAAATGCGCAGAAAGTTTTTGACAAAAACAGCAAGAACTCAAGGGCAAACTATCATGGGCTTCAAGGACGTTCTTCGTTTGGTTCCGGCCAATGAAATGGCTGAAATGGCAGATGGCTTTACACGAAATGAAATTCTAACAGCTAATGAAATTCGTGCAATTCTTGGCATAAAGCCTGCAGATGATCCTGGTGCCGATGAACTTAGAAATAAGAATATGCCTCTAGATCAACAGCCACTTAAACCAAGAAAGGAGCCGGAAGAAGAACCCGAAAATTCAGAGACCGAAGAGCCAAAGTCACAGTTTGATATGTACAAATCAAAATAGAAGGAGATACTATGAAAAAAGATATTAAGTATGATTTTAGTGGCTATGCTACTAAAGTCGGCTTGAAGTGTAGTGATGGAAGAACCATTCTTCCAGATGCATTTCAAGAGAATGATGGGCAGGTAGTTCCATTGGTATGGCAGCATTTGCATAATGAGCCTGGTAATATTTTGGGACATGCCTTGCTTGAGAATAGAGCCGATGGTGTTTATGCTTACTGCTCATTTAATGAATCCTCAGCTGCAAAAGACGCAAAAGAAGCGATTAAGCATGGCGATATCAAAGCTCTTTCGATTTATGCAAATTCGCTAATTGAAAAGGGTAAGAATGTTGTGCACGGTTTAATCCGTGAAGTGAGCCTGGTTATTGCTGGTGCAAATGCTGGGGCTTATATTGATAACCTTGCTTTTCAACATGGTGATGGGTCAGTAACAGAAGATGAAACTGAAGCTATTATTTCTGCCAACTTGGATCTTGAACTTTTCCATACAGAAGAAGTTAAGGAAGAAATCAAGCATGAAGAAAAAGAAGAAACTGTAGCTGATGTTTTTGAAACTCTTAATGAGAAACAAAAAACCGTTGTATATGCAATGATTGCAGAGGCTCTTCAATCCGCAGGTGAAACTGAGGAAGAAGAGGTAGATGAAAATGAAGATGAAATCAAACAATCAGACAATAAAGGAGATTCAAATATGAAAAAAAACGTTTTTGACAATTCAACTAAGGAAGGTGATAATACTATGAAACATGCCGCTTTGACTCAGACCGAACTTCGCGAGATCTTGGATGATGCTCGTCGTTCGCAGTCTTCATTGAAAAATGCATTCTTGGCGCACGGTTTTGATACGCTTGCCGAAGCCTATATGTCTTATCAGGGAACTGATGAAGATAAGGCAATTCAACATTCAATTACTGATATCGGATATTTGTTCCCCGATCATAAGGCGACTTCAAATACTCCTCAGATTGTTGCCCGTAAGACTGAATGGGTAAAAAAGGTCTTTGATGCCGCTAAGCATATTCCCTTTGCTCGCATTAAGACTCTCGTTGCTGACCTGACTCCTGAATCTGCTCGTGCTTTGGGTTATATTAAGGGTGAAGAGAAGGTTGAAGAAGTCTTTGCTTTGCTGAAACGCACCACCGATCCTCAGACTGTTTATAAGAAACAGAAAATTGATCGCGATGATCTGATTGATATTACTGACTTCGATGTAGTTATGTGGCTTCGCAATGAAATGCGTATGATGCTGGAAGAAGAACTTGCTCGTGCAATTCTTGTAAGTGATGGTCGTTCCGGTGCGAGTGATGATAAGATTTCTGAAAGTAAGATTCGCCCTATCGCTCTTGATGATTCTCTCTATACTGTCCCGGTTAACGTTGCGGCTACTGGTACGAACACCGAGCCTACGACAGCTGAGCTTATTGATGCGATTATTCGCGCTCGCGCAGATTATCGTGGAAATGGTATTCCGACCTTCTTTACTACCTCCGATATTCTCAGCGATATGCTTCTTTTGAAGGATAGTCTTGGGCGCCGGATCCACAATACCGTAGCTGATCTGGCCGCGGCTCTGCGCGTTGCAGATATTGTGGAAGTTCCTGTAATGAGCGGAATTGTTAATCCCGATACCGATGAGCTTGATTATAGTGAATTGGCTGGTGTTCTGGTTAACATGAATGATTATTCGATTGGTGCTGATAAGGGCGGAGGGATCCAAATGATGGATGACTTCGACATCGACTTCAATCAATACAAGTATTTGATCGAAACCCGCGTTTCTGGTGCTTTGACAGTTCCGCATTCTGCTTTGGCTATTTGGATTGAGAAACCGGAACCTGTGTATCCTAGCGCCTAATTTTAAATAAGGAGATATTTATGAGTAAATTTTATGGACCAATTGGTTATATTACTCAGCAAGAAATATCTCCAGGCATATGGGATGACGTAGCTGTAGAGCGTTCTTATCGAGGGGATATTCTTCAGAATATTCGAAAGTGGGAGCCAACCGAACATAAAAATGACGATGTTGTTATTTCAAATCGGATTTCCATAATTGCAGATATATTTGCATATGAGAATCTTTCTACAATACGTTATGTTTCGTGGATGGGGATTCGTTGGAAAGTAAATAATATTGAAATCCAACGACCCCGTCTAATTTTAACACTTGGGGAAGTTTATAATGGGTGATAGACTTGAATTACATCAAATTTTGTTGGATTTAATAACTCCACATAATGTATATTTTCAGCCACCTTCATCAATTAGACTTACCTATCCCTGTATTATCTATGAACTGGATGATATTAATGTACGTTATGCGGGTTCAGTAAAATATGCGAAGCATAAGGCATATTCTGTAACCCTGATTGACTCAAATCCAGATTCGGAAATTGTGGATAAAATTATGGGTTTAGATTATTGTGAGTTTGATCGGCATTTTATTTCAGATAATTTAAATCATTACGTATTTACATTATTCTATAAAAATTAAGGAGTTTAATTATGGCAGAACTAGTTTGGGATGATATTGGCGAACGTTTTTATGAAACTGGTATTAACCATGGCGTATTATATGTTGTTAACCCACAGACCGGAGAATATGGAGATGGGGTCGCTTGGAATGGCCTTATTTCTATTGCAGAAAAGCCATCGGGTGCCGAACCAACGCCACTTTATGCAGATAATATCAAGTATTTGACTCTTGTTAGTGCTGAAGAATTTGGCGCTACCATCGAAGCCTATACATATCCCGATGAATTTGCAGAATGTGATGGATCTTATGAATCTTCTGATGGCCTTTTCATTGGCCAGCAAACTCGTAAGAAATTTGGTCTTGTATATAAGACCCTTGTTGGAAATGATGTTGCCGGTAATGCTCTTGGTTACAAATTGCATATTATTTATGGAGCATTGGCCGCGCCTTCTGAGAAATCATATTCAACAATTAATGATTCCCCAGAAGCTATTACTTTCAGCTGGGAAATTACGACTAGCCCAGTAGAAATTACTGGTTTCTTGCCCGCAGCTATGCTGGTTATCGATAGTACTAAGGCAGACGCAACCAAGTTGGCCGCACTGGAAGATACGCTCTTTGGAACATATTTGACTGATCCAACTCTTCCTAACCCGGATGAAATTATTACCGCACTTGCCGTACCGTAAAGTATTTAGTACCTAATTCTTGAGTGGGCTCTGACAGTTTGTCATCCCACTCAAATCTGAAAAGGAGTTTTATAATGTTAAAAAAGACAGTTAAGTTCAAGGATTTTAATGACGTCGAGCGCACTGAAGATTTGTATTTTCATGTCTCAAAAGCATCTGTTTTAACATCTTCGGACGGGGCTTATAACGAGATTATGAAAATTGGTCTCGATTTGCAGGAACGTGGTAAATTTCTAGAAGATCTTAAGGAAGAAGATCTTGATCAGTCCGATCCTTTTAATAAAAACAGTCAGCTAGTTGCCGAAGCCATTCGGATGGTTGCAAGACTTTTAGATCGGTTGGTAGATCTGTCTTATGGTATTAGAAGTAGTGATGGACTTCGATTTGTAAGGGACGACAAGGTTCTTACAGACTTTAAAAATTCAGCTGTCTATGATGCTTTTGTCGAACAAATGATCACGAATCAAGACGAGTTGATTGAGTTTATCAATCAGTTATTAGCGACTAAATAAAAAATTAAAATAAAGAGGCAAGAAGTGCTAACAATAACGACAGATGATACCGAATATTATAATGAGGAAAAATCCGAGTTTGTTTATATAAAAGGGAAAACAATCGAATTAGAGCACTCTCTTGTCTCTTTATCAAAATGGGAGTCCAAATGGTGCAAGCCATTTTTAGGCAAAGAATTAAAAACCGACGAAGAGTTAAGAGATTATATTCGATGCATGACAATTACTAAAAATGTTTTGGACGATTTTTATTATACTATTTCTGATGAACATTTAAAAACTATTAATAATTATATTGAACATAAGATGACAGCTACTACTTTTTCAGAGATACATAATTCATCAAGAAGCTCGGAGATAGTTACATCAGAGCTCATTTATTACTGGATGATTTCTCTTAATATTCCATTTGAATGTCAAAAATGGCATTTAAATAGACTTTTGACCCTTATTCGGGTATGCAGTATCAAAAATTCCCCGAGTAAAAAAAATGTCAAAAAGTGCTGTACTTAGTCGAAATGCAGCGATCAATGCTGCACGTAAAAAACAATTAAATACGAAAGGATAAATCAGGATGAGTAAAAATATGTTAAAACTGCATAAACTGGATTTGGATAATGAAGTGGACGACGAAATAGATTTTAATGAGTTGGATGAGCTGGATGATGAAGTAGATTTCGACGATTTTGAGGACGATGGGGTAGACCTTGAGGAATCGACTTCGGAGAAAGAAGATCAAGAAGAACCAGTTACTAAAAGTTCATATATGGTCCGAGTTGTTCCTAAAATGCTTAAGTATTTTGGTGGGCCCGGGGAAGATTATCCAGTTTTGGGTGTTATTAAGCATAATGAGAAACTTAAAATTGTAGAGGAAGCCGGTTCCGAAGAGTCCAGATGGGGAAGGATTGATTCAAAAGAGCAGGCTTGGATTCCTTTAATCTATTGTGAGATTATAGATTAATGCATAATTATATTTTATGAA